CACTGGAGTGTGTATCACAGCATCTTTAGGTGGTGCGGCTTTGATTTCTTCATAACGATCTTCGTCTACAATCAAACGCAACATTTTGTCTTCAATTTCTGCATTAAGGATTGGGTTTTTCACGCCTGCATCCTTTGCTAATTTCAGCATGTTCATGTCGTTGTATTTGTCTTGGATATTGAAACTGTCTGGATAGTCAACCATACCATTCCAAATTGTGCCTTGCCATAATGCAAATATACGCCAAATTTGTTCTTCTGCGTGTTCTAAATTGTCTGCTTTTTCTGCGAGACGTGCGTTTAAAAGTTGGAATTCAGTAGCTAGAGCTACTCCTGACAATCTACGTGATTCAATTGAACGTATACCACCCATGTGACTCATACGATCAATGGCTTCAATCTTTTGATTGATGCTGTTCAATAGACTGTCGATGCTTGCACCACTTGGTTGGAGTAGATATGGACGCAAATCGCCTGGAGTGTCTTCTGGTATTGTAATCATACTACCAGCACCTGCTGCCGCCGTCACACCAGGCGTGCGAACGAGGCTGGGGTGATTGCTGATGCGTTCAATTTGCTCTAATTCTGATAATTCATTGTAAATTGCACGTTGCATTTTGGCCACGTCTGCAACATCACTAATACCAACACCTCTGTGGCTACTTCTTTGGCTGTAAACACATACCGCTGGTATCATGCCCAATGCATTTGGAATTTCCATTTCGATGATGCCTTCATCTTCACCCGAACCAATACTCATTGTCATAATGCTTTCAGGTGTGTATATTCTAAACACATCTCTACCACTGTCATTGCCTTCATAGATTTTCAAATAGTTCAATCTATAAGCACCATTGGTACTTCTGCTGTATCTCCAATCTAAAACATTTTCAGGTGTGTAAATTGAAATATAAGGACGTATACCTTGATTTAATTCTTCTGCTCTAGTTGTTGCTACTGTAGCAGGTTTATCAATTACCACCCAGGTATTGCCGTAGATTGTTGCATATGTGCTGACATCTCTCATCACAGCATCAAAACTTCTACCATCCATATCAGCATCCATCATGAATGCATTTAATCCAGGATCATTTGTTAAACTACCAAATTCTCTTTTTGGAGGCATGCGGAACAGGAATGAATTGTAGATAGCAACCACAGCCTTGACGTGATTGTCTAATGCGGTGTTTTCTAATCGCTCTTCATATTCTTCTCTGCTTTCAAAAATATAAGAGGTAAGATATTCACCTTCTTTGTATTCATACCCACCCACATATGAGTCCATCAAAAATTCCCATTCTTTGATGTACTCTTTCCATTCTGGGTGTGATTCTATCATTTGCGATTTTTTAACCATTTCTTACCACCTTGATGTTTTTGTGCCGAAACTCCAACGTTCTGGTTCAGCTTCAACATAATGTCTCTTTATTGGGAACAGAAAATCAACAGGATAACTTGCCGCATCAAACATGTGCTCTAATCCTGCTTTTTCTATTTGATTTGTTCCTTCAATATAACTTAATCTGCCTAAACTATTAATTATGTTTTTGCATTTAGGAGATATTAATAATTTTCTTTCACCAGCACCATTTTTCAATCTTGCATTTAATGCATTAACACGATCTTTAATTGATGTGTGTGTAGGTCTCGCTTTTACGACAAAACCTGCATTCTGCAGGATACTAATGTCGCTTCGACCCGCTGATGCTGATTTCCTAGCACGGCCTGCTGGATCAGGATACACTATAACCTGTGCCCCTGGATATCTGTGTTTTAATTCTTCAACCATCATATCTGTGTTTGAGTTCAACATATATATTTCATCATGGAAGTGTATAATGTCACCTCTGATATCAAATATAGCCATTGTGCCAGGTGATAAGTTAAAGTCCATGCCAACGTGTATTACATTGGTATTTGGATTGTTTAGAGGTTTGATTGTTTCTTTATAATCAAAATTATATGCAACCACACCACCGTATTCTGTAAAGCTGGCTTCATATTCTTGCTTGAATGTACGCTCATCCAAATCACGTCTTGCCGCTTCTATTTCTTCAAGCGGGACATTGCCACCTTCAATAGTTGTAAATTGCCATGCATTCCAATCATCCAATTGCAATGCTGTGGTAAAAAGTTCATGACTCCACGAGCCATAACCTTTTGGAGTACCTGTAAACATTGCCTTACCTTTTCTATCAGACAATGTAGGTCTCAGAACTTCTGTGAATGCTTGTTTTGGAATGTCTTGAAATTCATCTAAGATCAAAAAGTCCAAACCAGCACCACGTAAACTATCTGGATTGTCTGCGCCTTTGAGTGCAATTACACTTTTATTCTTTAGGTAGATTGTCAATTCAGCTTCGTTTTTTCTTTCGATCCAGCGCAATCTTGACAGTTTATCAAGCAATGGTAACCATACCAATTGCTTGGCCATTCTATAACTTGGAGCAACCAGCCAATTCATACTGCCTGGTTTTTTTGCTGCGTGTTTACAGATCTCACTCATGCATAAATGGGTCTTGCCAAATCGTCGACGGCCTGTTATCAGGACCTTGAAGCGACTGACGTCATTTGCTACTTCATTTTGTGGTCCAGTTAACGGCACTGGCATCTCCTTTATAAATCATTTGTTTTCCAATAACAGTTCAAAATTCCAACTTGCCATCAGTCATCACTCCATGGCAGCGGCATATCATCATCTGTGTCCATTGGTGTTTCTTTTTGTGCCAGCCATTGCTTGCCTAACCAAATTAACATTCTATCAGAGCCTTCCATTGCTCTTTCAAATTGTTTACGACGCAGACTTCTTTTGCCAGTTGCTTGCGCTTCTTCAATGATGTCAGCGAAGTGTCTTTTTATAGTTTCTTCGTGTACACCTGTCATATAACTCATTTCTCGAAGTGTGCAACCAATGCTAGCGAGTTTATACACCAGACCTGGGTCTATGTCGCTAACTTTGATTCTCCCCTTTTTCTTTTTGGGTAATTCATCCATTATAGATTCCTTCAGATTGATCTTGCTTTTATCTTCACTCTAAAATAACGACGATCTGTTAGACCACCGTTGGTAGTGATAGTGTTGTATACTTTGTAAATGTTGCCTGAAGTTCCGCCTGAAAGGTTGATCGTTGTAGTGCTATCAGTGTTTGCATCACTGGCACTGGTCAATGGATCACCATCGCCTGTTATTGCCTCTATACTCCAACTTGATGTTGAAATTGTATCTCCTGAAGGAAGCCAATCACTCCAACTGATTAGATAATCCAGTTGTGCTTCAGGATCTTTGTCGATTAAGGTGCCTTCATTGTCCTTGTAAAATCCGGTAACGGTTGCCATGATTGATTCCTTACATATTATTATTCAGTTGTCGCGTTTCTTGCTCGACAACTAAATCTCTAGTTTCTTTATTAACGATATTTATTCGGGTCTCCGATTCTAGGGTGTATAAACGTGTTTCTTTGACCATTTTTGCGATATTTGACTCAAACGGTACTGATATTCTACGACTTGGTGGTACTGTAAATCTATAGGTGCCAATTGCATCAACTGTGAATGCGCTGTTGACGTTTGCAATACCTTTGCGTTTTCTTGTGCCGTTTACGTCTGTTGTAAACACCAAACCACTTGATGCACTGTTGTCTAATTTTCTATTTGCACTTGCATCTATACCAAATACACCAGTTATATCTGTAATACCACCACGTTTTCTTGTGCTGGTTGCACTGGTTGTAAATGCACTGTTGATATCGCTAATAGCAAATCTTGTAATAGTTGCTTGAGCATCAACTGTGAATGCGGCACTGAGATCTGCATTGCCTTTATCAAACGGGAAGCCTTGTGCGGTTAAACCAAATGCGGCACTGATTGCACTGGCCGCACCACGTATTCTTCTTGCCTCAGCAGATAAGCTGGCCTCACTGTTGATAGTTGCAACACCACCTGCACGTTTTGTAGGAGTGCTTGCCACAGTGAATGCGCTGTTGATTGAACTTGAGTTTGAACTCTTGATTCCGGCAGCGGCACTGGTTGTAAATGCGCTGGCAATGCTTGCGCTGTTTGTGCTTTTGATACCACCTGTTGTACTGGTTGTGAAAGCGGCGCTTAGTGCGGCAACACCAAATTCTCTAACCAAAATATCTGCATCTGCACTCAAACTAAATGCACTTGAAACAGCACCTGCGGCATTGGCTGTTCTAACAGCATCAGCATCTAAGGAGAAAGCACCGGTTATTGTGCTGGATGCACTTATCTTGGTTACGGCTGTGGCTGAGAGTGTTGAAACTGAGTGTATTCTGAAATCGGTAGGATCCCAAACATCAGTATACCAATCATCCCAACTAACATCACCTAAATCATCCCAGGTATAATCTGTGCCTGAGATGTAAATTCTTCCATTTCCAGTGGCCGATAGCGTAAATGCTGAATCAATGTTCACACTGATACGGATCACATCCGCGCTTGCTGTGAGTGTGAATATTATGCTGTCGCCAATGACAACATAATCATCTTCAACATATTGATCTTCTACATAGAGGCCGCCTATGGGGCCAGAGTCGATGTATCTTTGTACATAACCCTGATCAGCATAGCCGTTCTCATAGTATAAACTATCAGCCATGCCACTATGCCCCTATTAGGCTAGGCTAACGCTTAGGTTACCTGCGACGATGGTGAAAATATCGGCTTCATCAACTTGCTTACTTGCGCTAAGGCTGCCGAAAAAAAGTGCATTCCCGCCGGTCGACGCATCGCTGATAAAGATACCAATAACAGTTCCCCATCCGCCTGCACCTGCTGCTGGAAACTCTACGTCTGCGCTGTTGGTTGCTGTACCACCGCTTGCCGCGCCAAATGTAACCGCTGTTCTAGCATAATTGGTGCCAGATACTTCAGTCCACGACCCTGTTTCGCCATCGCTGATTGCTGTGTAAAGACCAACATATAAA